TTCTATATTCTTAAATGGATTGACTTTATTAATTAACTCTATTATATTATTAAGGGAGTCAATAAAAAAGTTTTTGACCATTCTAAATGCTTCACTAAAAAAGTTTTTGATTTTACCAGGTATCTTTTTTACAGATTCAACAAAATCACCAATGGCGTCTTTCATTTTGTAAACTATGAATATAACAGCACCTATGGCCACTCCTATTGCCAAAGGTATTGGTTTTAATAAAAGTGCTAACATTTTAAATGCTTTTACTACAACTTTCAAAGCACCTTTACCTAAAAACATAAACGTTTTACCTATTCCCGTAATAGTATCTTTTAACATCATACCTGCCTCACCAATGGCAGCAAACGGTGCTGTTAAGCCGTCAACAAAACCAGCCAACATAGGTGGCATTTCTAATCTATCACCACCTGTATCTGCTGTTCTACCCTCAATACCTAATGTCTCTGATTCTGTGGCTATAGCAGCTCTACGTTGTGAGATTTCTTTTTCATCAGCAACTATTTTTTCTTTGTCTGCTGTTGTAAGTTCATCTTTCTTTAAAAGTTTTTCTCTTTCTTTGATGATTTCTTTTTCTCTTTTGTCTGTCTGTTTTATTTGGTTGTTTAGTAAAGAAGTTCGTTCTTTAATTTCTTTTCTTGTAAGTATATTAGTTTCTATTCTAAACTCTTTGCCTTCTTTGATAGTCTTTACTTCAGCCGCTATGTTACTTTGTCTTAACTCTTGTACTTCGGCCTCTGCCTTAACTTTTTGTTCGCCAAGTTGTTTTATTCTATCTGATAGGCCTTTATTAAAATCATCTAAATTAATACCTAATTTATCAATTATAGACTCTGTTTTTTTAAGTGCTTCTTCAAACTTAAAAATACTACCGCTCTCTGCCTGTTCAGTTATCTCTTTTGCTAGATTTCTAACTGTTGTAGGTGATATGATAGTTTTCTGACCTGCGCTGACCGTCTTCATAGTCTCGCTAGTTATAGTTTTAAACAGAGCTTTTATATCTGATTCTAATACAGCCATTATTTGAACCTTTTGTTAATGTACTTGTACACAGCATAGGCAACTAGTAATACAACAAGTGTACCAATACCATCAGTCCAACTTGTATCATTTATTACTTGTAATAACTCTGCTGTAATTTCCATTACTTCTTACTCTTACTTGTTCCTGTGTATAAACCAAACCAGGCAGCGCCAGCACCAACTACGATACTGATTAAACCACTTTGTTCCATAGTAGGACCTGATAAGTTCATATACCAAATTACACATTTATATAATAAGATTATGTAAACTGTTAAGAACAATCTTGGAAATATTCTCCAAGCGTCAACAGCTCTTGCCATATGAATTAGTTTAGCGTATGGGTTGACACCTAGGTCTTTAACGGAAGTGTCTACCTCTAAATCAACTTGTATTTTTTGTTTTGGTTCTGCGACTTTTATATCATCAACCTTTTTTATATCATCAGCCATTTTTTTTCTCTCTTTTTCTCTCGTTTTCTTGTTTAATCCAATTTTGTAACAAAGACACATAAACGTCTCGTTCCCAAGGCATTAGATTCTCTAGTTCACTCAAGCTATATTTATGATGTTGTATCAGAGCAAAATTAGTTTCGAAGTAGGCCTCTAGGCTATTGTGGGCGAGGCTGATTCGAAAAAATCATTTAGTCCTGATAAAACTACTTTACTTTTCACATTGGTAACTGGATTTGTTACCTCAATCTCGTGTCTTAAACGAGGCATAGTATCAAAAAATGATTTAATTTTTACAAAAGAATCTTGTGATAAATCTTCAAAAAATTCTTTTATTTCTTGTTGTGTACTATCTTTCGCTGGATATATTTTATCGCCCTCGTATATATGGTCAACACACTCCGTTAGAACATCAAATATCTGCTCTGTCGTAGGGTTTTCCATAGTGCCTGATTTCAATACATTCATTGTTGGATATTTAAGTACAACACCTAAATTTCTTTTTTCATCTACTACTAGTTTGTTTGTGTGTTTATCATCAACTTCAACATTAACTTTTGTTAAGTCAACTTCAACATCAGCATAAGTTTTTTTATCATCTGGACACAACACTTTAAATTTAGTGATCTCACCTACTGATTTAGCTCTAATCTGTAAAAAGATGTATTCTAAATCAAATGTTGGTAAGTCTTCTACTTTCAAACTGTTAAACGTACAAGACGCTACTATTTGTTTTGTTGCTTGAAAAATCTCATCTGCTTTTTGAGATTCCATTGCCATCAAAAGTATCTTTTCTTCTTTTACTAAAAACGGCCTGTACTTAACTTTAATCTCTTGTGATGGTAAAGTCAGTTCATATGTCGGCGTTTCAATTTTTGGTAATGCCATTATATCTCCTTATTATATAATTTTTATATATTTTTTGGTGCTACTCTAAATGGAGGAAATGCTCTTCCACCAGTTATAGGTCCTATTGGTACTCGTCTTCTTATATCATTCAATACATCACGTCCTGCTCTTCTTAATTCAGGCGGTAATTTACTGAATAAACCACCAAACAGTCCACCATATTTAACTGTTGGTACGTTAAACTCTTTTTGACCTAACAATGAAACATTATCTGCTTCATCAATAAAATAATTGACCCAATATCTAAATGAAAACGTTACTGTAAACGTCTGTACCTGGTTTGTATCGTGTGAATACGAAACAGGACTAATAGTTTTTGGAAAACAATCAAATAATTTTACAGCGTATGTTACATCATCTCTTTCGTTTGCGCTAGCATAACTACCTAATTGTAATATGTTAACTGGTGATACATAATCGTTGTAATAATTAAAATTAAATGTGCTTGTACTATAAGCAGCTTTCTGCCATAGTTCAAAATAACTTCGTTCTCTTAAAAATTTGTCTGTATAAAATGTTGCTGTTATGTCAGGAAACTGAGCGTCATAAGCTATTTTTCTACTAGGGCCATTGTGCTTAACTTCTTTTTGTAAAATTTCTCTACTAGGCATATCTACTGCTGAACAAAATGCTTGTACTCGTCTAGCGTTGGCCAACTGTACTGCTCTTAAATCTTTTGATAAAGCAAAACCTCTTGTTTCATCTGTAACCTCATTAGTGTAAGTAGCGTCATTATCGGAAGTACCAAATAAGTTTTCACCTACACCATTTGGTAAATTAAATTCAATATAGTATCTTGCCTTTCTAGCAAAACCCTCTGCCTCGTTTACATAGGCTTGTATTCTACCCATTGTAGAATCTGGATTACCACCTGCTCTTTGTTTTAATCTACTATCACCTTGTACATTGTCTAAAGATCGGTCACGTGGTATACCAATCCTTACATCAAAACCACCAATTCTTTTACCGCCTCTTAAAATGGCCATTAGTTTTTCCTTTTATCTTTCCAGGCTTCTGGACAAATTTTTTTCATTGCTTCTATAATTTCTTCTATCGTGTATGTCATTAAATCATACCTCTACTGTCTGCCCATACTTTACTTGTACCTGCTTTAACAAATCTTTGTACAGGTAGATAAGCTGCTAAAGCAGACTCATCAAAATCTATTCTTAAAAAATTTGATCTAACATAACCATACAAATATTTTTTAAGTGTTGGCTTTACTAGATTAATACCTTTCACAATATCATAACTTACATTCATTTTAGTTGTTGATTTAAAACCACCATCTGAAAACTTTTGTAATCTTTCTAATAATCTAAACCTTAAAAGATATGGTAAATAATGAAAGTTCATACCTAAAAAACCACCTTTAATTGGTTCTAGTGGTAATACAAGTGGAAATCTATCATAATAGGGTAGTTTAGCTTTTGTTTTAGGGTCGTAGAAAAACATATTTAAACGGCCTGTGCTTGGTTTACCTATCAATTTACCACTATTCATTAACTTTCTAGCGGTAATCGTATCTGCTATTGATCGTACATTTTTTCTATACCAATCAGCAGACTTTTTAATACCACCTTGTCTATCTTTTAATGGGTCTAATATCGAAGCCATAACAATATTTATAAGCGTAAACAAAAAAAGAGGTGGCTATTTCTAGCCACCCCTTTAAGCATAGTTAAGAGAGAGAGTATTACTCTTCCTCAGCTAATTTACTAAAGTATGACAAAGTATCGTCACCATCACTAGCTTCTGGTTGAGCATTAACTTCAGCTTTTTTTGCTGTGCCGTTGGTTTGAGGCGGGAGGTTTACATTCTCAACGGTACTAGCATTTCTGTCGCCTGTAATTACCCTATTCAGTTTCTCTTTGAGTTCATCATAGGTTTTAAAATTACTAAGGTCAACAAAAGGTTTTAGAGGGTGTTGTTGTTTCCAAATTGCTTTGATTTTCTCGTCATCAACAGCAACTTGACTTACGCCCTCAAACTCGGATTTGTCGTAGTTCCAATAACCATCAACTTTTCTAATTTTTAGTTTAAAGTTAGCACCTTTCCAAAAATCAAATGGGTTGATTGGTTGTTCATCATCAAACGCCGGTTGCATTGCTTCTGTAATCTTATCAAATATCTTTTTACCAAATTTGAATAAGAATACTTTGCCCTCGTTTTCAGGATGTTTTGGGTCACTTACAATCATAATATTAGAATAGTAAGATAACTTTCTTTTTCTTTTTCTAGCTATCTCTTTATCACTATCTAGTCCTGTATTCCACAATCTTGTGTTTTCTTCCGACACAGGATCTTTTTGTGACATTGTTGTTAATGAGTTTTCAATATACCAGCCACCTTTGTCTTGGAAAGCGTGAGACCAAACTCTCTGCCAAGGTAAATCTTCGCCCTCTATAGCAGGTAGAAATCTGATTACAGCAAAGCCATTACCAGTTTTATCTAGTTCTGGTTTCCAGAATCTATCGTCTTCGTATTTTCTTTTGTTGGATTGATCCTCAGGTTTGAGGTTTGTTTCAAGTGCTTTTGTTAGTTTATCAAAATTACTTGATGATGTTTTTAATGTTTCAAAGTCCATATTTTCTCCTTATTACTTTGTATTCGTTGTATTTGTGTTACCTGTATAATCGGTATCATTTTTATTTATAAGACTTCTCACGTTGACTTACCCATTTTCTTAAGCTTTCTTGTTTAGCCTTTTCATCATAGGTTGCCTTTGGTAAAGACTTCTTAATTCTGTACTCTTTATAACTCTCACACCAACTTACTATTTTGTCTAAAAGTTTGTATATAATTTTATCAAACATATTTCTACTAATATATCATAACCTTGTGATTTTGTCAATGCTCCTACAAATTAAACTTCTTATAAAATTCATCATAATTCATATAGTCCAGGTTGCCTTTATGGTCTGTCCATTCTCTTACCACCTTGTTTACCTCATCACCACCTTTGATACTATTTTGTACTTTATAAAACATCACCTTTTTACTCTTATGTTTACCAGAAAAGTCAAAAAATGTCTCTTTTAATTGTTGTACCCAATTTACACTAGGTGTAGGAGCGTGGTCTTTTAACACATAGTTTGGTGTGCCAGCAAATATATTGTTAACTTTACCTGTTGTGCTATTTAAGTCCATACCTAATAGATAAACCTCATTTGGTTGTTCTAATAAACAAGATATGTAAGCCGCTGTCGGGCCAGCAGCCCAACCTTTGTCTTTAAAATCTTCTATATCGTTTAAACATTTTGATTTGTTACCATCTTTTAGCCAAGATACTTTGATAGATTTTTGTTGTACAAATTTTCTGCCTTTTGTTTTATCACTTCTTACCACGTGTGCCACACCTGATACACTTGAACCGTGCATTACAAACTCTTTACAACCAGTTCTATCATTTTCATAAAAAGCTCCTTCTTCTCTTGCTAATCTTAAATCTTCATCTGAAGCACCAGCCTTAATCATATTTTCATATAGTTCAGCAGGTACTTTTGACCAGTTTCTAAAATAAGTTGGTATCTTTTCACAAATACCACTATGATACATTTCGTGCATTATACCTTGGTCAACACCAACTAAAACATCTATGTCATCTGGATTGGTTCTGTAAATGGCATTACAACCATAAATCTTACCGTGTTGTCTTAATTTTTGTAAGTCAACACCTAATCTACTTTGGCCGTTGCCTAAACAAAATACAATATTAGGGTATGAT